ATGCCGGCACGGGGTGCTGGTGATGCACCGTCGGCGTTGCCTATGTAGTCGCGTGCGTTTGGCACGCCAGCCTTAGCCTTTGCTACTGCCACGACCAAACTTCATGTCTTTAGGATTGAAGTAACGCAACGCTGTTGGGCAGACCGCGCCGATCGCAGCTGCTAACAATGCGGATGGGTCGGTGTTGCCTGTTACCGCAAGCGCGACTACCGCAGCGAGCATTGAGCGACCGTATGAGGCGAGTAGGGCTTTGTCACTTGGTTTCATTGGTTGGCTCCTTTGGTTTAGATTTTAGCCCGTTTGAGGCGACAAGACCTGACAAGGTGCCAGTCATAAACACAGTCAGCGTAGATAGCAAGTCAATAAAGGCAGCGTCATTAGGTGCTTGTTTGTCTATTGGCTGGGTGACAAACATAAGCGCGTACACAAAGCCGATAACGGTGATCGCAAACACGGTGGCGAGAACTACGCCCACCACAACAATCAGTCGAGCGTGTAGTTCCTCAGGCTTAAGGCGTGGTCTCATAAATCAAATCCCTTGTGCACGTTCCAGATGGGTTGCAGATCGGTGGTTCGCATTCTGGCTTTTTCCAATTGCTTGGGTCTTGGCATGGGTAGCGATATGACCCGTCATAACTACACCCAGAGCATCCCCATACAACGACCGCTATTAACGCGGCGTAGCCGATGAGGTAACGCCATCGCATTACGAAAGCAACAAAGCGGCTTCGTCGGCGGTAATGCCCAACTTTGTTAACAATGCTTTTTTGGCTTCGGCTTTAGCAATCTCTGCTTCTGCTTCTTTTTCTGCTTCAACCTGTATTAGCTCGTAATTAGCCAACTCATCGGCAGTCATTTTGCGTTCACTAACTTTGCCTGTTTCATGGTCATAAACATTGATTTTCATTATGCTTCTCCGTATCCAAAGACTGAAACATTGGCGGTAAATGTTCCTGATGATGGTGTCAAAATAAAGCCCGTGTAGTTTCGTGCAACGTCTTGAATGAATCCACCAGAGGCGACCCAAGCGCTATAACTGTCCGATACTTGTGCCAATGCGACAGGTTTTTGAGTAGCGGATACTGCAACGCCTGAAATGTTTATTCGAGCCGCGCCAGCAGATGTGCTTATATTCCAAAGACACAAGCCAGCAGAAGCCGCGCCATTATCAACGGCCATAAGCGCAACTGTGCTATTGGCTGGGTTGCCATAAACAAACGAACCAAAATAACTCGCGGCTTGTGTTGTTGGTCCTGCGTAACGGTATTGAAAACGCAACCTTGCGTTGGCTACAGAGCCATAACATTGTTCAACCAAAACCAGATAGTTTTCATAGGTGCTAGTAAATACGTTGTCAAATGCTTGCGATGAAGAACCTGATACAGCGACACGGCTAATTAACTGCAAACCATTATTGGCCTGCAAGGTGGTCATTTGTGCAGCGGTAAGTACTTGACCTGCGGTAAAGGTTTGTAAAGCCATAGTGCCCCTATCCTAAGACATTCTCTGCGTCGAGTGTGCCATACAAGGCGTCGTCCAAGATCAGCTCAAACACGATTGTGGTTGGCGCGGTGCTGTACAGGACGCTGTGTCCTGTGCTGAAATCCAGACGATGCTCAATCCCCTCAATGGACAGTTCTTGCGCCAACTGGGTTGTGCCAGTACCGCTAGCAAACGTCTTTTCTACGCTGATCGTGTCGCCAATGTCCACGGTTGCCAAAGTGTCCTTTTGGGTTGTGGTCAGCATCAGGTATTTGGTTGCCACGGACGTGTATCGGGCTTCGGGTTCTGGGTTTAGCAAGTAGGACGCCGCGGTGTCGATCTCTCCCTGCACATGTAGCAGGCTGTTTGTAATGCTTGATGTCTGAATAAAATATGTAGCAATAGAACCTGCATCGGTTGCAGTTGCGGTTTTGCCATCAAGAGCTGTGAGCACCGATCTGTTGATTACAGAGTCAGCTTCAAAACTAATGCCTACGCCATCAAACTTGTACCCTGTGCCGTCATCATAAAAATCGGCTACAGGCGCGCTAAGCGTGTTACCGATACGGTTTTGGAATGTGAGCACTCCAGCGCGTGACATAAACAAACGGCCAAACTCGGCGCTCTCGTTAATTTGCGTTAGGTATTGCAACACGTTTGTTCCTGCCGGCACGGTGTACGCGGCGTCATGGCCAAGGTTGACGGTTCCTGTAGCGATGCTTCGAGACCCTGCTGGAAAATCAACTTCTGGCAGGTCTAGGACTGTTTCTATGCGTTCGCCTGATGTTTCGGCGGTGACGTTTAGTTCGTTTAAATAGGTTTGTGCAAGTAAATAGAACTGGTCAGCGCAATACACGGTCACCGTGTCAATACCGCCGAGCGCAAAGTTGTAGTCGTAGTTGACGACATAACCGCTGAACAATGACTCTGGCACATTGGTTGAGCTGTAACGGATTAGTCGGACTTCGCGCAATGGGGCAAGCCCTGGCTTTGCTTGTGGTGTGTCGTAGTACGGGCTGTTTTGGTCAAACGGGTTAAAGATTCCGTCCACGTCTTGGATGGTGAATGTCATTGTGCCAGCGCTGAACTGATCGCCCACGTCACGACGACCGCGCCGCACATTGATGCTGACAGTCGAGTCCATCACATTGGCAAACTCGGTCGTACCGTCCAGCACATACTCGGTGTTATCCAGTACGCCTTTTAGCGTGTCGTCTAGAACAAACGCGTCAACCTGAAACCCTGTAGCGATCTGCAGGTCGTAATTGCCTGAATCAACGACCGCTACGCCTGGCATTACGCCACCTGCAACTGCAACGGCCCAGCGCTACGCGAATAGGCGCGTAAAGCGTTAACAACCGATTCACCGATTTCTGCGCTAGTAGCAAGTCCGCCTGTGACGTTGATAGTCACTCCCCCGCCATTGTTTAAGCGGTCTAACGGCACTACGGCTTCTGGGCCTGCTTCACCGATCAGCGCAAGGGTAGGCGATGACACAATTCCACCTTGGGCCATGCGCGGTAGGTTCATGCGACTTGCGGCTTGTGTAGCCGAGTTGCCACCAATGCTCGGCAAGTTGACGTGGGCAATGGTCTTGATGTCTGGCGCAATTGGTATGGCGTTGTAAGCGCGAATGATGCCGTTGACCATCATGATTGCACCGTTGACCACAGACTCGAATGCACCGAGTATGCCGTTGATAATTGCGTTGACTCCAGTTTTAAACCAGTCAAATTTGTTGTACGCGACAACTAGCGCAGCGACCAGTAGCGCGACGCCTGCAGCGATCAGGGCAAACGGGTTGAGAGCCATGGCAATGTTTGTGGCGACGATCGCAGCTGCGACTAGACCGATTGCGGCAGCGATAGCCAAGAATGCTTGAGGGTTATCTTGAGCCCATGCAGCAAACTTGTTAAGCACAGGCAAGACTGCTTCGAGCACGGGCAACAGCGCTGCGCCGATTGACTCTTTGGTTTCGCCAATTGAGTTTTTGAGAATCTTCATTTTGCCTGCAGCGGTTTCGGCGCTAGTTGCCGTAGCACCACCAAAGGTTCCGCCGAGCACGTCCATGACTTCGTTGAGGCTGGCGCCTTCTTTGATCATGGTTGACATCTCTGGGCTTAATGATCGGAGCGCCTTAAAGTTGCCTTGGTATGCCTTGGCGAGCGCGTCAGCGACGCTTGCAGAATCCATGCCGGTGGCCGTGCTGATGTCCATGACGAGGTTCATGTCGTTCATGGCAATGCCAACGTCTTTGGTTCCGCGCACAAGTGCTTCTAAAGCCAAGCGGTATTCGGTGTCGGCAACGCCAGACGCTCGAGACATTGCGCTGATCTGTTTCTCAACCTGCGCGGTCTGTGCGGCGCCAGCGCCAGTCACATTCTGCAGGGTTAATGCAAGCGCTGCTTGTTCTTGCTGGTCTTCCATTGCAGCGCGTGTGGCATCGCCAAGGGCAACAGCCAAACCGCCAAGCGCGGCAGCTGCAGGAATCGCCGCCTTCTTAATAGCAAACTGTGCTTTTTCGCCGACGGTTTCAAGTTGCTGGAACTGTTTGACAGCCTTCTTTACCCCTGTGCCGTCAAACTCGCTGATGATCGGGATATTGATTGCCATTATGCAGTCTCTCTATTCGCTTCGCTCATGACGCGCTTCACCAACTGCTCCATCTCGGACATGACATCGTTTTGGCGTTGCTCGTACGCCTTCCACATTACTCGCGAACGACTGCCATAACGGGAAGTCAACGCGCGACCTAATGGCCCTTCCATTGACGTGTCAAACATGGTGCCAGTAGCGCCCTGCCATTGAATGACAAACGTGCCAACATTTGACTTGTTTCCGCCGTATTCCTTAATGTTTCGCGTGTTGATTTTGGCAGCGATCTTTTGTTTCATGCCTGGTATCCACGGCAACATCTTGAACCCTGATCGAGTGCTCCAATTGCGCGCCATACCAGATAGCGGAACATTTGAGGGCACAAGCTTGTTTGCATCGTCAATGACAGGCTGGACGATCTTCTTGTAATCCTTGGTGATTTCACGGCGCAAAGATTTGTCAATTTTGTTAAGGGTCTTTAAAGCTTCTTTAAGCCCGACGACCTCAATCTTTGTTGACACTTGGTTCACGTCATCTCCGTTTTTTGTTTGCCTCGTTAAGCACTTTAATGACCGTTGTCAAGTCTCGTGAGTCAAACGCAATGTCGCTAGGCCACCAACCGACCGCGACCAGTACCTCTGCTAGTTGGCGGCGGTAGGTGCCGCGTCCGTAGGGTTTGGGTTTGTCTCATCCAGTACCGGAATAATTTCCATTTCAGGCATTGACTTAACCCAATCGCGCCAGTTGTCTCCAACCTGCTCGCCACGCATTTTTAGAATGACGTGCATCCAAACGCAATAATCGCTTTCAAGTGGCGCATTAACCATTTGCTGAAGATTGCGTCCTGTTATGCGTTCCCATTCAGTAGAAACAAAAAGGTTTGTGTAGTAATACTCTGGGGCGCTGTCGGGGGTGCGCTTTAACTCCAACTTGATTTTCATGTGTCTCCTATGTCGGCTTGGAGCCGTTGATTATGCGGTTGTATCTACGCTGTACACGCCACCCTGAAACTCGATCTCATAGGTGCTCAACTCGCCAAGCGATGCGTTGATTACTGGAATGCTTGACAAATAGGTGTCGGTCAAAATAAAGCCAGGGTTAGTTGCGCTGTCCGCTGCGCTGGTTGGGTTTACTTTGATTGTGCACTTTGTGCCGAGGAGTGGTGACAAAACCGCATAGGACTCGCTTGCCGCATAACTGGCATAAACCGTCAAGGTCAATGAGTTGCTGAACAAGCCAGCCGTCATGGTGCGAGATGTTTGGCCAAACGCGGTGTCTTCAAGAGCTTCTGCAGTCACAGTCAATGTTGCTGCGCTCACCTGATCGGTGATGTCAACAATGGAGCCGATCGCGGCGCCGACTTTAACGGTTGGATTCGAGAGGTAAGTTGATGCTGGCATGTTTGCTCCTTAAGTTCTGATCTGATAGTAGATGATTTGTATTCGGTAGTAGTGGATTATGCGGTTTGGGCTTGGATAGCGCAATCAAGGTCGTAGCACGGGTACAACGCGCCACCGATCTCAAGGCTTGACGGACGGCCAGCCATAACAATGATCGGCGAGTTAAGCACACTTGCAACAATGCTTAAGATTGAGCGGAGCACCGGCAGACCTGCAGGCCCAGAGCCAATGACCTTGATCGGGAACTCGAGGCGCACGATGTTGCCGTTGCCAGCAAACGTGGTGAAGTTTGGTGCGTCCAAATAGACCGAGTTCGGAACGAGACGTGTTGGGTCATTTATTACACGGAGCCCAGACACAGCGGTCAGCGTTGCGGTGACATCATCAATTGCTTCGTTAAACAGGTCGGTGTACGACATTAGGCAACCGCTGGACGTGGGATGCCAAGCAGCTGCTTGACGATCGGGGTCAGGCTTTGTTGTGGTGCTGAACCCATGCCGTCAAAGGTGGCGTAGGTTGCCTCTATTGAGCCCCTAGAGCGCCACAGAGCGGCGCAATACATCAAAGTGCCCAATGTTGCGTCACCGCCAGGAGAGGTCGTTAGGGAGTCGATATAGCCCGATTCTTGACGCCTGCGATAACAGAACTGGTTTCCAGCCGACACAGATTGCGTGAGCAACGTATAGTCGTCTGATGGGTTCGTAATCGTTATGCCCAAAAATGACATGACTTGCGCCGCCGTCACCCAAGTGCAAACAGGGTCATTCGCAACAGTTCCAGACGCGGCGACACGCTCGACATCGCTTGCGGTCTTAGCGTAAAGCACCTGATCAGCGATCGGCACCTGATAGTCGTAAAGCAGGTCGCCTTGCGTATCAATGCCCAAAAACAAATACTGTGGCAATGCGCGCACCGAGTAAGTGCCGTTAAATGTTGCGTCAACTCCAGCAACCGTGATTGAACTGCCGACTGCAATCTCGCTGGGGGTCAGGAGTTGCAGTACGGCAAAGTTGTCAATCAGGTACTTGTTAGTAACTGTGTATGTTGCCATGAGCGGTTAGCCCGCTCTCGACTAAGCCTGGGTGATCTTGCGGATCATTCCAGAGATCGCGGCGAACGTGGATACGTAGCCATGGAAACTCATGTTGCGTCCCAAGACTGACGGCTGTTCAACGCTCATGAGTCCA